TCCTCGAGAATGACCGGAGCAAAAGGTCGAAATTTTTGTCTGCGTTTGATTTCATTTACCTTATCCTTTATTGTATTTCCTCTAGGATCCGCCAATAGACTACGATTTCCTAGTGCCCTGGGGCCAAATTCAGCACGACCATTTGCAACACCAACAATTTTATCGCGAGAAAGACCAGCCATAATATCACGGACAGGATAAGGACCAGGAATATTGTGCCCCAAATAGGCATTGGTCCAATGTATCTGTTTCCCGTATGCCAGCGCCGCAGCGCCCAGGCTACTGCCAGCATCGCCAGGACAAGGCATAATCCATATGTTATCAAAATACTTTCCCAAGTTACGGTTAGCACTACAGTTAAGCGCAACTCCGCCCATGTACACTAGATTGGTGCTGAATTTAAAATCTCTAGCTCTTTTCATTACACTATTGATCAATCGTTCTGCCATATCTTGTGCGCCAGCAGCAATGTCAAATTCATCCATATCCCGTAGGTATTTGGGGTCTATTCCGGCGTGTAGATTTTCACTGAATTCAGTTTTGTCAGTATCTTTTACTAGAGCATGCATGCTGACAGCTTGAGCAGCGTCTCCATACGCTGCCATGCCCATCAAAATATATTCTTCGTCCATCGGGCGTAGGCCAATGCTGCTGGTGGCTGCACTGTAGAACAGTCCAATTGAATGTGGATAATGCTGTGACCAAAGTTTTTTATATGTTGCATGACTGTTTTTATCATATTTGGCTGCCCATATTGTTATGGTGTCAAACTCGCCCACTGCATCAATTACCACCACTGTAGTTTGGTCAAATGAGCTTGTTTGGAATCCTGCAGCAGCATGACACAGGTGGTGATTGTAAGTTTTTATAGTGTTAGGCAAGAAAAACGGACGTAGCTGTTTTTTCAATATTTGCTGTGCAGTAAATTTGCCCCATTCTATTCCTTGCCCACTGTATAATTGTCGCAACTGCTTGACCCAGGGTCGTTCGTAATAGGCCACAGTATCTATGTCTAATCCATACAATTCCTGCACTAATGCTAGACACAACTCTGCATCATTCTTTTTTTTGCTATAGCGTTCACTGTGTCCAGCAAACACAATGTTGCCGTCAAGATCAATTACCGCGGCCGCTGCGTCGTGAAACCCAGCTGATATACCTAAGATGCTCATTTGTATATAAATGGATCTCTTTTGCGTAGTTCTTTTAATTTTTTGCGGTAACGAATTTCCAAAGTAATTCTATTCCATAAACGTTGAATCCAGTTCATTTTAATTTCCTTATTTGTTGCATCTCGTAATCTGGGTCACTCCAGTGATATTCATATGTTGCTTGAGATGTACTGGTACTTATTTGATACACATCATGATAGTGGATCAATTGCGCCCATATTTGAGTGTAATCCGTTGTGCCAAAACTGCGCATCAAGTCTACCTGAGCCACTTTGGGATGGCCAATGGTCAATGATTTATCGTCAGGATCAAAATTATTATTCAACAGCCATTCACGGAATTGTTCAAGCAATTGTATTTGCCACAGAAATGATCCTGGGTCATTGGCCCACTCTATATCAAAGTCTCCAGCAGCCTGAGTTTGTGATTTTAACGACGTAGTAATCAATTCGCTCACTCGGCTGTCACGGCCTTCATCATTGAACACTTCCCAATGGTGTTTGCCCACGGCTTTGTTTACCCCCACATACACACCACCCAATGATCTGTTGATTGTTTGTATGCCAAACTGATCATAATCCTCAACAGTCAACTCAAAGCGTGGTGCATTTAACCAACACATCAGTTGGGATGGCCGCTGCCATGCCGGCGCTGTGTTTAGTTTACGAATACTCATGACCAGCGTTTCCAATTCGTGGCACAGCAAGTTCAACTGGCGTATGTGCCATCTGGTGGAGTGATCAGCAGCGGTATAATACTTGCTCATTGCTCCTGCGGAGCCTTGCAAATCTTCAAAATATCTATGCAATTGATTGAGATGTGTGTGATTCAATCGATACTCGTCGGACATTGTGTTGGATGGACTGAAAAAATCTCGTATGACATAGCCTAGGTCAGCTGAGTTAACAGCATGTATACTGCGATTGATCTGTGTGCAGATATATTCTGGATTTCGTGAGCTGGTGGCCCACCCAAGCCAACAGTAGTTTTTCTCCAGGTGATAATCATGCTGCAACAGATTGTTCAATGCTGCCAACCACTTGCGTGAAAGACCATGGTCCAGAACATCCACCCACACTGTGATCTGTTGATTGTGTGCGCTCCTTAGATCTATTGAGATTGTATCAAGCAATTTGGTTCCACCATTCTAGTACATCAGGTCTAGCTGACAAAATATCAGCCATTGAAGTTGTTGAGTTGCGTATGCTTTCTAATTTTAACACGCGAGCACGGCCTTTTGCAAGCCCTTGCCGGTAGGTATCTGGCCATTGTTGTTCAAATGTGGGCCTCAATTTCATCTGAGTTAACACAGCTTGCATGGCACCCGAACTTGATGGTATCAGTTCGTCCAGCCAGAGATCCAATAGGTCACGAGGCAATGCCATTGGGCTCATTATGATATCTGGGGTAAAACTGAATATGATCTTGGCCAACAAGTCTACATCATAGGTGTTGGCCAATTGTTGTATGTTATTTACTTCAAACATGCCTGGAAGGGTAAGTGTAAAGTCCAGGCGCATTTGCCGTCGATTCTTTTGATAAGTTAACCCTTGCTCAAAGTTTCTACAGAATTGTTCATAGTCAAGACCGGTTCGGATGTATTCTCCAATTGCACTGGTTCCATCAAGACTAGCGCAAATTTGCCAATCCCGAATATTAGACAAAATATCACGGTATAGATTATGCCCCCGAAAATCAACGCGACTGAGATTGGTGTTATACCTGGCATATACTCGTCCTCCATCATTTAATTCCACAATACGGCGCATGTATCGCCAGTGCTGTTCATACATCAAAGGCTCACCCCCTACCCAGTAAATTTCCTCCACACGGTGTTGTTCCACTGCCTGTGCAAACTCTGCTTCAATTTCACTGTCCTGAAATGCTGATATCTCTTTTCTAACACTGGGCCGCATCCAATTGTTCTTGGGATTTGCCCAATCAATCATATCATGCTGATGCTGTTCAGTCTCCCAGGCACTACTTAACATATCTCCGCAAGTTCGACATTTAAAGTTGCATAAATTGCTAAATCTATAGTCCCAGCTTACAGGTTGCATGGTGGTATGGCCGTCAGATGTTGTGCTTGTTTGTATATCGTTACATTTGTGTTTGAACAAATGCCAGAAGTATGTTTTGTATACATCGGTGTTTAATAACTTGCTGTTACATACATCACATTCTGGCAGTGTTTCTCCAGCCAACATACGCACACGCACAGACTTCATGTGGTCGCTGTTCCAATGCTGGTCCAGCGTCATTGGCTTGTATACGCCAGTACCAGTGGTTGTATCAATATATTGTTTGAAGCTCTGTGCTGGTTCTCTTGATGCACAGCACATTCTTCGTTCGGTTTGTGGGCTTAGGTATGTATGAACCCAGGGTGCTAAACAAAGAGTATCAGGCGTGATAGTCATATCTAATTATTTCAGCAAATTCGGGTGCAACGTCACGCAGATTTTGCTGACGTTTACGATCCAGATCCTGTATTTTCATGCGCATCATGAATCCGTCTGTGCTGGCGCCGCCATTCATGAAGTCAATAATTCTATCAAATTCTTCACGATACTCTAACGGCACCGGTACAGAACGTAGGTATTCTGTAATCTCAGCCTTGGCCGAGTCAGGTAACGTAGCAATTGAAAAGTACCAGGCATCGTGCATTATGTTCCAATACACAAAGTCAAAGCGTTGCAGTGCTATCCAGTGTGCCAGTTGATCAATATAGCGAACATTAAACACATTCACGGTACTACAGCATTGCAATCGCAAGTTAAGCATTTGGTTTTGCAGATATTGAAAACTTGTGATTGTGTCTAGCACTACTGCCCAGTCTGCGTTGGTGCGTTGATATTCAAATCTTGCACCTAGATCGTCTATTGAAAACGCCACTTCTACTGTTTTAAAATGCCGCCAAATTTCTGGACCACGTGTGGGCCATTGTGTGCCATTGGTGTTGTAGTGTATTTCCACCTGGTGCGCAATACCACGATCAATGATGCCTTGCAACATGTCAAAGTGTTGATCAATCATGAATGGCTCGCCGCCGGTGAATTCTATATAGCGTATGTCATACAACACTGTGTCAATCTGGCTCCAGAATTGAAGATTCTCTCGTGGCCAGGCACCGTCTCGCAACATCTGATATGCATGTGATCTTTTTTGTTCTTCTTGAGGTAAAAAAGCGATCTCTTCACTGGCAAATTGTGAGCTAGACCAGGAGCCGCATATTCTGCATTTGAGATTGCAGATGTTGCCCAGTTTGAGATCCAGGAACATCAAGGGCTTGGCATCTGTGGTCCAGACCTGATCAGGCAGCATGTGCTTGAGTCTGTTCAAGGTGTGTATGCGTTTGCTGTCACGTCCTGCACGTTCTTCGTTCCAGCACTTGCGACAGGTCTGCGGTTTTTCCCCTGCAAGAAACTGTGCTCTTAAGTTGCGCATGTGATTGCTGTCTTGAATGTCTTGGAAATTGGCTGTGTCCAACTTGAACTTTTGTCCTGCATTGTCTACAATTTCATCATCGGCCAGACAACATGGGCGCACAGTGCCAATGGGACTGGCTTCGAGGCTGATCCAGGGTAGTACACACAGGGTGGGGTTGGGTAGGTTCATTTCAGGGCTGCCAATTCAGGAATCGCATCCAGGATGTTTTCTTTTCTAATAGCATCAAGTTGATGTGTTTTTGTCCAAAATGTAGGTAGTAGTTTACTGTTGTTGGTGCTGATCATATATTTAATTGCAGACTCAAACCCAACTGTTGCTCGGGTCAACGGATCCAATGGACGTAACCATTCTAAGTGGGATTCAAACTTTTCTTTTATTTGTTGTTTGTATTCGTCAGGAGCAATGTCCAATCGGTAATATAGAGGATCTTGCAGTATATTTACATTTAAGTCTTGTGGCTTTAATAATCCTTTTTCCACCCAGTCGCGATGAAAATCTGGCAGGTGCCAGGCATTCATGATGCTGAGTGTGGGGCTGATGTAGAAGTCCACGCTGGGGCAAATGGCCAACATATCTCTACGGTTTCGTTCTACAATGGACCAGTCTGTGCCTTTGCGTATGTATTCTCCACGGGCACCTGATGCATCTAGACTTGCGCCCACAGCAACTGAATCAAACAGTTTCCAATATTCAAACACACTAGAGCCTTTTAACTCGGTATGCGTGAAGTTTGTGTTGTATATCAGCCGTACATCAAATCGTTTTCTTCGAACCAATTCTTCCAAAATGTTGTAATGTTCTTCCATCAACAGTGGTTCTCCGCCGGCAAAGTATATCTGTTCCACATAGTCTAGGTGTGGTGCCAGTTGTTCCCACATATCAGTTTCTGTGCGGCCAGCATAGTTTAGCACGGTGTTGCGGTCTTTCCAGTCACCACCTGCCAGTTTGGCCTGATCCTGATACCATTGGCTACTAAAGATATGTCCACAACTGCGACATTTGAGATTACATAGATTACTAAATCGAATATCCCAATAAGTCATTTCAAACTGGTCTACAGCGCCGTCTTGTTTGGTGTTTAATACTCGATCAACATGATGACCGTGATGCTTGTTAGCTGATTTTCTACCACTAAAGAAGCCAGAATCTTCTTGTTCGTAACAACGATTGCATGCTGGATTAGATGTTTCACTCAACATGTCTGTACGTAACTTTGTTTGTGATTGTCCATTCCATATTTGTTCCAATGTATGGGTACGGCAGTTCCCTATTTGCCCCACTCCCATTTCGGCATGACAACACGGATATGCCTCGCCGGTAGGATACGCATGTAAATGTATCCATGGATAGATGCAAAATGTCTTGGATTCGGTCAACAAGAATCGCTCACGTTCAGAGAGCTCATTCATATTTTTCTTTATTAAATCGCTGCTGTTATATTTGTATTGACTCATACCATGTTTTTAAATTGGGAAATGTCTTGACAAAATCTTTTGATCTACGGCGATCGTATTGTGAATAGAATTGCTTGAAATCATTGTGTAATTTAGGCATTTCAAATGTGTCTGAATGCGGAGTTTTAACTACATCTAAATAGTCAATCAATCGCTGAGTTTGATTGATTTCGTGCTCTTGTAAATAAGGATTGTTGATATTGCGTGTTAAGAAATCTTGTAACTTGTCCCGGTACTGATTGCGTATGTGGTCAGGCAATACCAATGGTGATTGAAAGCTGGGAAATCGCAGTATATTCAAAGTAAAATTCACACGCTCTCGGCCATACATTTGTTTGAATTCCAGCAATTGATACAACAATCTTGGCAAACTGTCCAGGCACAATGCATTGATTGTACACATCACATGCACTGCCTTCACTGTGTTGGACTCTAATATTGTTTGTACATTGTCAATCCATTGCTGATAGTCAAGACCGTCACGGATGTATTCAGCTTGGGTATCAACTGCTTCCTGGCTGGTATACACATCCACATGTGGCAATGGGCGTATGGCTTCAATGAACTTTTGTACCTTGCTCATCTCAAACCCTAGATTGCTGTTGATGGCCAGTTTGGTAGTACTTTTGCCTTGGTTGGTTTTAAACCATTCAATCAATTGCCAGGTATGACCTGACATCAATGGTTCACCGCCGGTGATTCTTAATTCTTGTAGTGTTCGGTGTAGGTCTGTTTCCCACCATGCAAAGAAAGCTTCCACATACGGATTTTTTTCATAGAATTTATAAAGTTGAGCAGACTCATGAGAATGAGTAAAATGGTTCCGACCATCACTAACAAGTCCCACATAGGATCCTGAGTTACGTATATCGTTAACCCAAGTTGAACTAAAAGCAGGGTTGCAATAGCTACAAGCAAATTGACAAGTGCGATCAAATGCAATTTCAAGAGTGCGAAGATTGACGTTGTGTTTGACAGGAGTATTGAAAGCTTCATTCAGGGCCTCTATAGGATATATACGAGATTTATACACACGATCGCTGATGGCATCACGCCCCATGTCTTCAATCTTCCAGCAATATTCGCAGCCTTTGGGTTTTTCCCCGGCTTGCATCATTTGACGATCTTGTTTTTTCTGTTGAGTATTATGTAATGCAGACGGATTTGGTTTGATCTCATCAATATCAATGGCATGAGCCGGCGGATGATGACAACTGGTAGTTTGGCCCGACCCCAACCAAACAGTGGCATTGTACCATTTGGCCGCACAAAAACTGTCAGATTTGGTGTCAAGATGTTGTTGTCGAAATTCTAGATCGTTCATTTAAATATTGTTCCAACTGATCGGGCAACCGGTGTCGTTGTTGTTTGTTATATTCACGGAGATGTTGATAATTGTATTTACATTGTTCAGATGCTGCTGTTAAGAAATCTCTAGCGCCATTATAACACACATGTGCCACTGTGTCTACCACTCGATCAATTCGGTCAGTGGGATTGTCAATAAGATCAAAACTTTCATCAATCAAATGGGCAAATGTTTTGAACCCTGCATTCTTTAAATCTCGATAGTAACCTCGATTGGCCACTGCCACAAACGGATGCCCCATAATCATTGGTTTCCAGATTTTTTCTGTTCTAAAAGAATAAGGATAATCAAATATAGTTTCTGTAACCACGCTAAAACTGGTATCAACATATGCCTGTGGGTTGATTATGGCATCTCCCCAGGTGTTGTTAAACAAATGATGTTTGGCAAACTCATGATTCACAGCAGTGGGTAGATTGTCGTGCGCCCGAGCAATTTCATACTCAATTGGCAAAGTTCTTATGGGCTCGGTCATTGCTGTTGATAATTGCGAAGTCCAGGCCATGTTCACGGTGGCCTGTAGATTGGTCCATAATGCACGATCTAACAAGTTGAGTTCACGTAAACTGTCTATGAGATATTTTCGATGCGGTCTCAACCGGCCATTTAAAAATAAAAAATCGTATGGTTTGGGATTTTTATGATGCACCATTGGGTACGATTCATGTGCTTGTAAATTTTCAAGATATTCTACTATGTTGCTAAAATAACAATCGGTGGACAGTTGATTGTATCCAGGTTCCAAACTGCCAGATGTGATCAACAGTATATTGCCATTTTGCACATGATCCAATATACGCAATCGAGTCAATTGCAGTAGAATGGTCTGCGATCCCTCTGCTGGATTGCAAAAAACAATGCGGCCCGGATGCTGTGCTGCCCAACTGGTGATCGCTTGACAATTTTCTTTAAGTACCACTCGACCTACCACATAGATTGTGTTGGGATCCAGCTCTACATCGGACCACTGCCAAAAAGTGCTGTCGGCCGACGACTTCAACAGGTCGTATACCTCGGCCCATTCGTCTATTACAATTTTATGTGACCCTAGCATGATACTCGCATTCTGCCCACCAGGATTTCATTTCTGGAAAGGTCTTTAAAAAGTCAGTTCCACGTCGACGATCGTGTTCATTGAAGAACCTATAAAAATCTGCTTTACGCCGACCAAGTTCGGAGCCTGCTATTTGTTGTCCGGCCCGCATCCATGCTATGTCACGGTCCAGCCGGGCAATTTCATAGTCCTTAAATCCATGAAAAAGATTGGCATCAGTTTCCACATGCAGTTTCATAAACTCCTTGGCCTTCTCTAGCATGACAACATAACTCTCAGGGAGTATTTGTAAACTTTGCCAGGCTGGTTCTCTAAGCACAGGAGTATCAAACCATACTCTTTGGTATGTGGTTGAGTGTTGTTGCCTTAATGTTAGTATCCATTCCATAAAAGGCCGGAATCCAGTCACAGATAAGTTATTCATTGTTATGATAAATGTCAAGCTATTGCGTGATGGAATATCAGTAAGGAACTGGTCAACATTCCTAGCCATACGCTCAAAATCCAAGCCGTGTCGTATGTACTCTGCTTGTGCAGGTATTCCCGAATCCAGGCTAACATATTGCATGAAGTGTTCGATGTCGTTGGTACAAAGACGCTTTACGTAAGACATGTACTTTTTAAACAGTTGGTCTTCCACACTAAAATTGCTGGTAACATTTAAATGCAGTCGAGGATTGGGCGTGGCCAACACATAGTCAAACACTCTATAGGTATTCCGATCCATTAGTGGTTCGCCGCCGGTCATGCGAAAGTGTATGAGTTCGGGATACAGTGTGGGCCACCAAGCCCAAAATGCTTCTACATACGGGTTGTGTTCGCGAGCAGGAATAGGTTTCCGAGAACCAGTAAAGTGAGTTGGGGCATTATGCGGTTGGCTAGTGGGATATGCACCGTGTCGATCAACTTCCTCTTGCCAACTTGAACTAAACTGGGGACTGCAATAGCTACATTTAAGATTGCAAGCATGATTGAAGTTGACTTCTACATAACTGGGGATAATATCATCTTCATCTCCGGTACTATTTTTTATCTTTTCAAAATCTACTGTGGCCCAGGGTTCTCCGCTGCGATAATGTCTATCGCTAAGTTTAGCCTGGTCTTCCATGTTCCAACAGTATTGGCATTCTGCGGGTTTTACCCCAGCCAACATCATCTTCCGCTGTGCTTTTTTGTGTGTGGTGTTATGTAGGCCGCCGGGCCTTGCTAGGTCTTCAGGAGATATATGATGCAACGGTGGATGGTAGCATGAGTTGTTGAGTCCGGTGGGCAGGTGAAAACTAACTTGTTTCCACTTGGCAAGACAAAGGGCCGTTCCCAACTGCTGTTGCATTTGTTCGGCAGAGTTTAGAAACTTGCTTTTAGTACCAATCGACTCATCGCCTTTATTCATTACCAACCTTCTTGTTCACGAATAACATCGATTTCTCGAGTCATGATGCCACGATTGTGCCAGTTTGAAAGATAGTGACGTTTAAAAAATTCACTTTGTTCTGCTGCAAATATGGCCTTCTGATTGACGCATGACATCAATATCTCTACGACCATACTACAAATGTCACGGTAATTGAAGGGCTTATGGAATACAGTAAATTTTGAATTGGTCATTTTAGTGTTGATATCTTCATAGTAATATTGCTGAGTACAATACTGTTCCGACAGTATTTGATATTTTGAATTCATATCAACAATATATCTGACTTGATTTTCTAGTTCATCTTTATCTATAGGAACATTGTAATTTTTTGTTGATGTGTTTTTTAGATTGTGCCATTGGCCGGTCATGTGACAGATATAAAAACTTGCAATTTGTGCAACTATATCTCGACGAGTTATACCAATTATCCAAGAAGTTTGCAATAGTGAATCAACCGCAGGATGATCAAATTGGTCAGGCATTATTTTAATGACGCACCCATGATCATGATATTTCTTATATGTTGTTTTGTCCACTGCCCGATGAAATATTTCATCTACATTTAATAACCCAGTGGTGTTGGCAACAATATCGCAGAACGCAGTACTCCCGGTACGATAGTTAGCTATCACAATAATGTGACGAAATCCGTTGGGAAATTCAATTACCATCCTTCTTGTTCCCGAATAACATCAATCTCTCGAGTCATGATGCCACGATTGTGCCAGTTTGAAAGATAGTGATGTTTAAAAAATTCACTTTGTTCGCCTTCAAATATGGCCACGGGCAGGTCCAATTGGCCATGCAAATCCTCAGACACAAGCCCGCTCAAAATTCTTGGGTCAGAATCTTTCACACTCTGCCAGATTTCGGCCAGGGTACCATGTTTTTGATTCGCACCCAAAACTCTTCTTTTTCGGGTTCGTCATAGCTGAGATATACACAGTCCAAGTCTGCAATGTCAATTTGATTCATATGTTTGTTTGCTCCATCGAGTATGAGGTTGATCCTCGGCAACACTTAGAAATTTTGATTTGAAGTCTGTAGAGACCTCATCACCATTATTACTCATCTAAATATAACTCTTCTGGTGTTAATTCTAAAAATCTATTTTTATTGTGTTCTAAAATTGGCTTCATATCGGCGTACATTTCTTGTAATGCAGGTTGGTCAATCTCAAATAGTTGTAATAGTATTTGCTTAATTTTCAATATTCTATCTACTCCTACACATTCGTCGTATCCTTCATCCCAATATGAACCAAACGTTTTAAATCCGCATCGATGTAGATTGGTCAAAAATCCTCGCGGCCCAAATGTTATAAAAGGAGTCAATTGTTGTATTGGACGAAAGGTTTTTTCTGTAGGGAAAAACGTAAATCCACTAAAGTAAGTTTCACATACCAGTTCAGCAAATATGTCAGAATATCCTTCTGAAAATTTTACCGCTACATTAAAAATATCGTCGATCGTTATTGTTTGCATTTTATCGTAGGGAATTTTAAAATTTGTTGATAATAACTTTGGGCAAGTGTTTAAGAATTTAACAGCCGATTCGGTTTCGTTTGGAAATGTAAGAAAATTATCATTTAGTTGCAACGATAATTTAGTTGTTAGATCCGAATCATCATCAACATATTTGTAATGGCAAGTGATTAACGATTTACTTGGGTATTGATTTAGCCACGATAATAATGCTAATCTGGCCCAGTTAATTTTTCCAACAAAACACCCAACTGGAAATAAATTTAGATTTTTTGGTTTTGGATTAATTAGTTCTTTTTGATTTAACTTAACATGTATATTAGGAAGAATTACAATTTTATATTCACTATGGAATTCTTCTATGTTAGATGTTGTTATTTCGATTCTATTTTTATCTATATTAAATGTATCACATATGTTGTCTAAGAGGTCATAAAAGTGGCATGACCGTAAGCAAACACCTTCACCATAAGTTGACATAATTATTTTTTTATCGCTGGAAATACCTTCTTTGATAATTTCTATTATTTTTTTATCAATGTTCCATATTTGGCTGTCTCGAGATTCTAAATTTATCATTTATTTTCTTTTATATATATCCAATTGTGCAAGTACAGTATCTTTATCAACATTATCTATTTTCTTAGCAGATATGCCATAATATAATCCCCATGGATCTAAGTTTTTGCTAACACGAGTGTATTCACTTGTCCGGGCACCTTCGCCTAGCGTTACTCCAGGGTAAACAGTACAATGGTATCCAAGTATGGCATGATCATTTAATACTATATCTCCACTGTTGGAAAATGTTAATAGATCTCTATTGTGATTTAATTGTAGTCCTGATTTAAAATCTAAATTAGAACATACCAATGTACAGTTGGTTGTTATTGCCGAATGATTGCCCATTACTACTTTATAATTTTGGCCACCCATGAGAGAACAATTATTTTCAATAAATGCATGTTTGTACATTACTAATCCGCATGAGATAAATGTAAAATCATCAATGATAACATTATCATGCAATTCTACCAATTCAGGATATCGTATTCGTACAGTTTTTCCGATAATAACATTGTTACCTCGGTACTTTAACCGCCGGGTGTCAAAAAAAATGTTTTCTTCCATTACATTAAAAATCCTGATACTTGTAGGGTATGTTTATTGTGCATGCCAGCATTGGCACCAAGATGCAATATTTCGCTATCCCATAACAATGCATCCCCAGCTTTCCAGTGCGTGTGTACTACATCATTATACTGTAAAAAATGTCCCAACTTCCAATCTTCTAAATGTACATTGGCTCTGACTTTTAATTCTTTCCTGTCAGGATATTGTTTATTGATTTGAAAAAAGGTATCTCTATGTAACGGTATTACACATCCAGGAGGTTGTTGAATACTGCTAATAGTAATAACCTCCATACCAAGTTGACGACCAATCTCCTCAAAATCTAACTGGGTATTATCCCACCATAGTTGATGTATTAGTGTATTTTCTAAACAATAAGATTCAGGAAATCCGCCATATTCTTTGTGTATATCTGCAACCTCGTAAACTTGATGTTTAATACAACTTCCGGTATGCTGAGTATAATCAGATTTTAGTATTTGTGTAAAATCGTAATTTAATTTTAGTTTTTTAAACATGTTTTACCATCCTTCTTGACTTCTAATTACATCAATCTCTCTCACAGTGACACCACGGTTGTGCCAGTTAGATCTATAATGCTTTTTAAAAAATTGACTTTGCTCCTGTTCAAGTATGGCCATGGGCAAATCCAGTTGTGTGCCTAGCTCTTCTGCCAGGCGATTACTCAACAATCGAGGCTGATCGTTTTTTACTGTTTCCCATAGTTCAGCCAATGCATCAAACCATTGTACCTGCTTGTGATCCCATCCAGTAAGCATGGTCATATAAGTACCTTGTCTGGCCCCGGCAATTGCCCATTCTCCATACTCAACATCTGTTCCAATGTTGTGCCATATGGTCAGGTGATCAAGATTGCGGTGATGCACACGCTCCTTGAATTCTGCTGCACTGGGCTTGGCGCCTTTGTTCAGGCACATTTTAACACCTTCACGGAAACCGGCACGCCAGGCATGAAATGCTGATCCATTGGGATATGTGGTTGAATAACAGTCATGCATGGCCCAGTATAACGGATCAAAACAAAACTCCACTTGTGTTTCTACTGATCCATCAGTGGCTTCGTGAGTTTTCATATTCATGACAAACTGTTTTGTCCATGAACTCAAGCCGCCATTGCCATACATCAGCCCATTGACGTGATTGCGAGCACGCCAGCGGAACACAGCTTTTTCATACTCTGGTGTGACATAGTTTATTGTGTGATTGAAAAACGCAGGGTCAGGCATGTTATCACCGTCTATAAGAATAAAACGTTCGGTGTCACTTGCAGCAGCGGCTGCTTTGTGTGCAGCATCTGATCCCTTGACTCCATCCACACGCTTGGCCCAAGGTACCATGTTACGTATCTTTACCCAGAATTCTTCCTTTTGTGGTTCGTCGTAGGTCAAGTAAATGCAGTCTAAGTCTGCTACATCAATTTGATTCAAAGCCATATGTTTGTTTACTCCATCGTTGGTGTGGTTGATCTGGGGCAACAACAATTGAGACATCGGTAGGATGACATGGTGTGCCCGTTTTGCCAGGTGCTATTTTGCTAACAATATTTTGAGAGAATTCAATTATGCAGCCGTTGTGTATTCTCACGTTTGAATTGTTACGACTATATGTTTCATGATCAATCTCTATGTATGTACCTGGCAAATCCTCCATGCTGAAGAATAGTGGCACACCATTATCGTGATACAATCGATAAAAGATTGGATATGAGATCACCGGAGCATGCAGGATATCCCAAAATTCTTGCTCAGTCATACAGTATCCCAATTCTTAACCAAGTGATGAACCGCTCCCCATTGTGCTATGGTGTTTATTCTGACAGAATGATTGTGTTTTTCCATTAGAAATTCATCTAGCCAGGCATCAGTTTTAGATCCTGCAATATGCCGCTTCATGTGTACAATTTGTGGATATGTGGCAAATGGCAAGGTGCAAAGTTCTGGGCCAATGATGTTGGCTGCCATGGCATACACCACATCAGTTGATGGAATATCTTCGGGAAACCGCAACAGAGTTTTATATTGTTCCCAATTTTCAAATATGTTTCTAACAGTATTAAAAAATGTCTTTGCGGTCTCACTCAGTCTCCAATATGTAATGGCATTGTAAACGTCAGGCAAGTTGTTGGCATCAAAAATCTTTCTGTAGTGTCTGGAAACCGCACGTTTGTCTTTCCAGTCTCTGCAGCCAGTTGACACCACCACATCACGATGTCGCAACAATGTCCACCAATGATCAATTGGGCTGGTGATCATCATATCTGCTTCTAATTTAATAGTTTCTCTAAACGGAGTGGTATCAAACACTTGCCAATCATTGGCCCAGGGATTGGTCATATTCACCGGGTGCCGAAACGGTTTGACATAGGCAAACAATCCAGCATCGTTGGTCACTGTTGCATTGGTCAACAAGCAAATTTTTGCATCAGAATGCCAATATTTAATGCTTGATGCCAACAATGTGGCATTGGTCACATAATCACTGCTATCTGTGTCAATTGCCACTATCAAGTAGCCTTGTTCATCGGTCGGCCGCAACTATTTCTCCTAGATTCTTTTTGCCCATGGCATGAAAGTCCATGCCTGTAAACATAATTTCATATGGTTTACCTTGGTTGCACTTGTATTGCAATTGAAAACTATCCTGTGATAGTTTGGTCAAGTTATGTTCAGGCATACTGCTCATTAATGGCCATGGTATTTCATCCACTGTCAATGTATGTCCGTTCACAATGCCCATCGCAATACTCAATGCAAAATCGTTGCGATAAGTCTTGTTATTGATCTGATACAAGTCTCTATAATGTTGCCAATTCTCACGTATCATGTGCATGCAATCAAATATGTATTGTGCTTGGTTGGATTTTCTAAACATCATCACTGTGGCCCACCACATGGGCAGATTATAATCTCCAAATTTATTCAAACTGTCCAGGGCTGTGCCGCCGGCCAATGTATAGGCATCTTTGTGGCATAAAAAATTCTGGGTGGAATTCAATACAAATTTCAATTGATCACTTGCCACCACGTAGTCAGCGTCTAGTACCAGCGTTTGATTGTATGGTGTTAGATCATACGCATCCACACGTCCGGCATTATGCCAGGTCACGTTGGCAGCATAGTCTTCGAAATAACGTGATCCTCCGGACTTGGCAGTGGCCACAATCACTTGATCAAACACTGCATGGTCAATTGGCCGATCAGTAACTATGCTGGTGGGTATATTTAAATGTCTACGAATATTTTGAGCACTCCACACTGCCATTGCCACATAGTCAGTCTCTTGGTTATCAAATGCAAATATCAATGCACCGGTATTCATCTGTGAGACTGAGTTTGTTCAAATTCCACAAGCCATGCATTCATTTGTTCTTGCCAGCGTTGTGCTGTTGCATGTTCTAAATCTCCCACATGTATACGTATGGGGTTTTCATACAGATCTAAAATCACTGCATTTTCTCTGTCAGGGCAAGCAGACAACAAGGTTAGCAATTCCGGTCCGGCCTGCCACATGCCTCCGTTGTAGGCAAACATCATGCGAGCTTGATATTTTTCTTTTAAAACACGGCGGGCAGCCGCGTGATCAAACCGTGCTCGTGCGTGAGCAATAACAGATTCAGTATCCATATGTATAGTATACAGGTATTTGCAACAAAAGTAAAGGGCCCGCAGGCCCTTTTGGTAATCCTGGGCAGATTAATATAAGTCAACGGAGCATGTTATTGTGGGTGTGCCCCAGGTATTGGTTAGGTATGTGGTACTTGGCGGGTAGTATGTTACAATTGTGCAAGGCGCAGTGCCGGGTGTGGCACCAGAGGGAGCAGTACCGCCCGTGATTGTGTCACCTTCTGAATTGACCCAGTAGGTTCTGATTGTCAATGTGGTTGCACCAGAGTTCTTGGCTATGGTGTGTAGAATATAATTGGAAGTGTATGGAGCAGTATCTGCAAATTGTTTGTATACATAATATTCGGCTCCGTCGGCTGTCAATGTATACCATCCTGTGGTTGTGGCCAGTGTGTTAGGCGTGCCAGTTCCGCCTATTTTTGTTGTGCCGGTATAACTGACACCAGCAATGCTTTGTGCGGCATTGTTAACTCGTCCAGAAATCCAAACATCACCACACAATGTGCTTGCCAGGTCATTCCATTCGGGATCACCAGTGTTACCAGTTGATGTTTTTGACACGTCAATCTTGACCAATCCGCCTGCGTTCCAAAAATATCTGGCTTGGTCGGCGCTGGGAAATGTTATTGTGTTGTTAAATTGAAGGGTAAATGCACCAGTGGTGTCGGTGGTTTTGCTATTGGTTCCGGTCCAGCCGGTATACTGTGAACCACTGCTCGAAGCATTTCCACGATTGTTAATACAAGATGTAATGTCAGTGTTCACTGCTGCCAAAATACTAATAGTAGTACCAACAGTAGGTGCTGCTCTACTGGTAAGAGCTGTGTTAGTTTGAAAGCCCAATGAAGTAAGCTTGTTCACCAAACTGGCCCATTGCGTGGCAGTGATATTGCCAGCTGCGGAAACTGTGGGTATTGTTGTTTGCCCGTAGCCTATATCTGTTCCACCACTACCCAAGATAACGCCCATATTGTAAGGATTGTTTGAAACAAACCCATTGTAGTCATCGGCTACGATTGTACTGCCCGCTGTGTATGTCATTTTCTAATCCCAATTAAGTTATGGTAACGATAGCTTCAACAACCCCGAGACCATTAGTTGATTTATTTACTAAAGATCTCCCAATCACGTTAAAACTAGTTGCTTCGCCTGGTTGGGCGGCACGAGCCAATCCTGAACCAGCACTTACCAATCTGTCACCTTTATTGATACAGCCTGTAACTTTTACAGGCACACGTCCAGTTATTGCAACAAGGGGGTGGGTATCATTTTCGCCAGCACCACCATTCATGGTATATGCCGGTCTTGTACTTATGACTCCAAATACATTTTCACTTAATTCGTTCATTGATTTGGTTATTTCTTTTAACCCACCCAGTTCAACCACAGTACCTGATTCCAATTGTTCGTCTGTTTCAAACCGTTCTGCCAAGTCAGCGTACTGTGCAGTGGTTGCAGTTACAGTTAGAACATTTGTGGCAGCATTAAAAGAAAATGCAGTGGCAGCAGTTCTAACACTGGGTGTTTGATTTGATCCTGCTGCTGAAACAAACACCGGATAAAATGTTCCAGTGGTCACTGCGGTGGCATTGACTGCTGTGCTTGGCCCAGTGGCACCTTGAGCGCCAGTTCCACCAGTTCCACCTGTGGTTCCAGTAGTTCCTTGAGTGCCTGTTCCCCCAGTTCCCCCAGTAGCACCTTGAGTACCTGCTCCTGTAGTTCCTTGAGTGCCTGTAGTTCCTTGAGTACCAGTTCCTCCTGTAGCACCTTGAGTACCCGCTCCTGTAGTTCCTTGAGTACCTGTAGTTCCTTGAGTGCCAGTTCCAGTGGCACCTTGAGTACCAGTTCCAGTGGCACCTTGAGTACCTGTAGTTCCTTGAGTACCTGTTCCGCCAGTTCCGCCAGTAGCACCTTGAGTACCTGCTCCTGTAGTTCCTTGAGTACCTGTTCCCCCAGTTCCCCCAGTAGCACCTTGAGTACCTGCTCCTGTAGTTCCTTGAGTGCCTGTTCCCCCAGTTCCCCCAGTAGCACCTTGAGTACCTGCTCCTGTAGCACCTTGAGTACCTGTAGTTCCTTGAGTGCCAGTTCCACCAGTTCCTCCTGTAGCACCTTGAGTACCTGCTCCTGTGGTTCCCTGAGTACCAGTTCCCCCTGTAGTGCCTGTGGTTCCTTGAGTACCTGTTCCCCCTGTAGTGCCTGTAGTTCCTTGAGCGCCTGTAGTTCCAGTAGTACCTTGTGCTCCTGAACCTGCAACTGGTGAGCCGTTTGCGTAGTAATAATTGCCACCAGTAATGTTGCCGGTTACACTGACCGTAGTACCTGTGTGTATGGTGGCATTGACGTTTGCTCCACCTAGCACATTACCAGCTGTGACATTGCCGGTTACACTTAGTAATCCACCAGTTAAAATATTGCCACCAGTAATGTTGCCAGTAGCAGAGAGCAATCCGGCAGTGCGTAAATTGCCGCCTTGCACATTACCAGTTAGACTTGCACTGGTACCATTATAATTATCGGCAAATACTGCATTAAAATAAGATCCCACAGCACCAATATTACCAACTGCATTGGTGCCAGTTTTTACAATTGCAGGTGTGCTGAGTCCAGTAACTGCAATGCCAGTGGTTGCCGCAACCATAACGTTGGCTGTGCCACCAACACTAAAGGCAATATTGCCCCCTGAACTCACTGCGTTGGCTTCGGTTGTCCCGTTGACAATTTTAGTTACCGAAACTGCAGAACTAAGTCCAGTTAACAGAGATCCGTTTCCTAAATAAAACCCAGCATCCACATTACCAGCACTTGTAATATTACCCGAGGCACTGAGCAATCCTCCAGTGCGTACATTGCCAGCTTGTACATTTCCACTCAAACTAACACTAGTTCCAGTGATAACTCCACCTACTACTGACGCACCTGTTACAATACCGCTAACACTGCTACTTGTGCCGGTGATAACTCCACCTACCACACTGGCACCGGTTACAATACCACTAACACTGCTACTGGCGCCGGTGATTGCACCGGCAGTGGCCAAATTGCCACCTGTAATTGTACCAGTCACACTAACTGTGGCACCTGTGTGTGTTGTGGCATTGACATTGGCACCGCCCAAAACATTGGCTCCAGTGATATTTCCAGTGCTGTTCATGTATCCAGCAATATTGGCTCCAGTTGATGTGACCGTGACTGTGGTTGCGCCAGCAGCAGTGAGTGTCAAGTTACCTGTGTTGACCACATTGCCAGCCAAGGTACTGGCAGCAGATTTAGTAACTGTGATACCTGGGAAGATTGTGGGAAAATTGGTATTGGTAGGAGCAGCCGGAGTAAATGCAGCGTCCACACTTACAATGGCTATCTGTGTGTTGTTTACATACAGACTGGTAATAAAATGTGATGAGCCGCCCGAATCATTTACTAATCCTGGAATTGCACCAGCAGTACCTTCACTACTGGTATAGGCAGGTCCTACCACGATAAAACTGCTGCCTGTATATACTTTTAATTGCTGGTTAGTGGTATCATACCATAGATCGCCAGTGACGTTTGAACTGGGTTGAGAGCTGCTGGCAGTGGCAGCTGAAATTGTTTTCCAGATGGTACCATTATAAACTTTAAGTAGGAAATTTGTTTTGTCCCACCAAAGCTGTCCAGTTAATGGTGCAGTTGGTGCTGTGGTAGAGGCTGAATTTTCCAGCACATGCACAAAGTTTTCGTCAAGAAATTCGCCGTAGCCAGCGTAGTTTTTACCTACCAATACCAATGCACTGGTTGCATTGTTGGTGGTACCATCTGGAATTGTTGCAAAAACCGTTCCGTCGGTGAGATTGATTGTATATGCCATGTCAGTTACCTGTTCTCAATATTTATACAGCATTGATATTGCTCAAAGTCTGTATACGTAATGTATAGTCAATTTGAATCTGTCGATTCAAACTCTTTTGCACTGGATGAAAAATCACATGCGTGATCAAACGTAGGTCATCCACACTGCCATTCCACGATTTTAATCCCAATTCGTCAAACACAAACTCTCCGTTGAAATTTGTACTGTTATCAAACGCTTGCTGTTCGGGCGGTTCACCATAATCCAACAAGCATTGAACTAGAATATCTGTATATACATTGCCCGATGTGTGTAACACTGTCATTTTGTTGTTTTCGGGATCTGTGTCTGCTGCTGAATTATCGTTGACCACTTTGGCATAAGTTTCATTGTACAAATCAGCATTTTGACCAGTGGTATTTGGGGGCAAATATGTAATAACGCCAGTTGGATCCACACTTGATCCTCCGTTGCCAAACGCCATCTGATAGATATACCCAGTGTTGCGATCTGCCAATGTTTGCGCCATGGCAATTGAGATATTTTCATAATGTATGCTGTTGTCTTTATCAACTAATACCTGCGGGCAGTCTTTGTCTGTGACGTCCGTAATTTTGATGTGCCCTTTAATAATAGGGCCATACGTATTAATTAGCATTTATTGTTCCTTTTTGGTTGCCGGCTATGCATATATAAAGAGTTGTGGGAATCATCCTCGACCCTCCACAATGGTTTTTTCAGTTGCTGGGTCAGAAATTCTAAAATAAGATTGCACTGAAATTGTCCCAGTTTCATTGGGCTTTTTTGGCAGAGATGGCAACGGTATCTGTGATACAACTTTTGGCGGATTTACAATATTTGGCATGGTCTTTTATTTATCTGTGTCAATTGCCTTGAAGAAACCTTGCAGCATTTGTGGTAGTTTCTTGTAAGGCTATTCCGTTGCTGGCAGTGGTTGCTGCTTGCTGATACCACGTTACTCCTTGACGCACAAGAATAGTCACATCTGCTCCGGCTACAGGCGAGGTCAACGGAGGCGTGATTGAGTCATCATTTATAAATTCAATGGTAACTGGATCAAATTGCCCCAAAATCCAACGATATTGGCTGGTTGCTGATGTGTCGCTGTATTTGTATTGTTTTACTCCGCCTACGTACACTTCAATGGATTGATTCTCTGTTGAACTATCGGCAAAATCAGCAACATCAATGTCAGGAGCATAAAACACACTGGTTGTGCCGTCACCTAAAGTGGAGTTTTTAACCACATAGTTTTGATAATTTTCAGGCAACAAGTTGCTGCGAGACATGTCATACACTGCTTGTCCAACATAATGATTGTCAGCAGCGGTGCCCGCGGTGCCTCTTAACAATCCTGAAATGGTGTTTGTTGCTGTATCCAGCACTCGATACATGATGCGTTCTCCGCCAATTGTGCATATCCCAAATATTCCGTTTGACAAATCTGGTGTGGGCAATTTACTAACATCAGCCATGTATGCAATATTGGCAGTGGCTGTAAAATCTTGTAACACAGTGGTGGTGGTGCTGTCTGTAATTCTGTAAGTGGCTTGTATGCCTCGCATGTCTTGGAATATACGGAATGTCATGGCTTCGGGTACCACACTGTTGGTAAACTGTTCAATTACCACAATGTCACTTGCGCCAATGGTACCAGACGCTAGTATAACATATTGACCTTGCACGGTGAAATTAGCCCCGTCAAACAATTGATTGCCATTCAATGTGACCATCAGTCGACTGGAATCAACACCTGTTCTTCCAAGATCAAAATCATTTGTCAATTGAACCACACCAACAGAATAATCATACGACCCAGCAGCATCATCAACTGCCCCGGCATCAAACACTGTGCTATCATATGCTTCCTCAATCAGTACACCACCAGCAACCACTGGACCTTGATATACTTGTGTTAGGATCAACTGCTGACTGGTATCATTGAAACTTGTGACTGATAAAATTGCACCAACTAATGGCTGGCTGACCAACTGCAACTGATTGCCAACCACAAGATATGCTGCCACTGTGCTAACTGAAATTAAAATTTGTGCGCCAATGGCTGGTGCGGTTACAAACACAACTTGTCGCCCCGGTGTGTTGCTTCCGTCCCAATTGGTTACCCCGTATGCAACTCCAGGAGTTTGCAATACAGTGTCAATATACACTGTTACGTCAGTTGCAGCATTGATTTGACTTTGTTGGTATCCACCACGTTGTGGCAATCCAAAACTAACAGTTGTGCCGTCGCCTGTCCATTCAATACCTTCATATGGCCGTAATCTAATTCCATCTAGAGTCACAACTAAATTGGGAATATTGGTACCCGATAATGAGTTGGCAAGAGTAACTGTTTTACTAACATTGATAGTGGGAGTTACCACGAAGTTTTCAGTTTGTGGAGTACTCCATGAATATTGTATGGGTGTTGTAAACCCTAACACTGTCAAGTTCAACGCATCGGTGCTGATATAAGTAGCAGCAAGTGATATCTTGCTTAGTGTGGTCGGAACAAATGCTTGCCAATAATCTGTGTCTGTAATTGCTATACCAGCAATTACATTTTGTAATGCACGATAATAACTCACAGGTCCAGTGGTATACACCACTGTCAATTTGGTATATGCAACCAATTGATTCCATTGGTCTGCGGGATAGTATGCTTCCCAGCTGTCAATCTCGGTATAAACTCCGTTGACAAATAGCACTGGATCGTAAATCTCAACGGATGACACAGGTACAATCAATATATTTCCCACATCATTACCAATGTAATTTTGCCGATACAATTGGCTGCCGCCGCCAACTTCGTACACTGAGATGTTTATAACATGACCATCACGCCCAGAGTCAACTATACTAACAGTACGAGCAACCCAATCAACAGTGTAATCCACATCAACTGCCAATGTCAATTCGGTAGACACATCACTCACTTGGATTTGCACAGGATTTTCAACTAGCCCATCCCAAGACAATAGAGGAAACAGTATGGAATATGTGTATCTTTTGCTTGTTATTTGAAATCCGTGTCCATCATATCCAGGGATGTCATCAAACAACGACCAGTCTGACCCTGGCCGTGTGTACACTCGCATGTCAAGAGTGTCAAATTCTGCGCCATTTACCAATTCTTCCGGAGCATGTCCTTCGTAAGTCCCTATAAATTCACCACCGTCTATGTTGATATCACTGTAGCGTGTGCCAAGATACACATCGGCAAAACTGCTGGCATAGGTGGCATCTATGGGTGGCAAAGAAATTGCTTGCATGGATCCACTGGCAGTGGTCAGTACCAGAGCAAATCCACCGATCTCAGTTGATATGGTAAACTGTGTTTGATCCACCACAGTTTTTATAAAATAATCAATTGACTGCACAATGCCGCCAATCATAGTTCCAGAAAATCTCACAGGTGAATTTGCTTGCAATCCCAGGGTGTTGGTGCAAGTGATTTGATTGTTAGTGCTGCTGGTATTGGTACACTGAAATTCAACAACGTCTGGATCATTTCCAAGAAAATATTCTCCCCACACTTGAACTCCAGGATAGCTGATTCCGTCAATCAACAATGGCAAATCTAACCCTGGCTCATTTACTCCTGGTGTATAATAACCCATGGTACGATCAACGCCACTCAATTCACTGGCTGGTACCAACACCCAATTTTCCAGGTCAAAAGTTGGTCCAATCACTGCGGTAGAGTCTGAACTGGTTGCTTGCCATACTCGATTGTCATATCTCACACGCATGCCGTCCTGGTAGGTGCCGTCGGCACTCCACGATTGAATATTGGTTTGATATTGATATCTATCGTACTTGATCACTGTTTTGAAACTGCGCACAAGATCATTGCCCATCACAGCATATGCTTGAGCTGCTGATCCGTTACCACCACTGAACTCCACAGTGGGGGTGGCATAATATCCTGATCCAGCATCAATCACTGTGATAAAAGACAGTTGTCCTTGACTATTTAAAAATGCTGTGGCTGTGGCCGGGGTTTCAGCATCGCCCACAATGGTCACGGTAGGCGCTTCTGTATATCCTGATCCAGCATTGACAATCTGGATACTTTGCAAAGTCAACAAGTAGTTGTTATACCATTGACTGTATGGCCATGCTTGCCATACCAGGCTGTTGGGTGAGGTGTCACTGGAAATATTATCTTGCTGTGCTGTGGCATGCAGGTATGGCTGTTGATACCGAGGATCAGTTGTGTCGTCGATATTTAAAATTGGGCTGGTATATTGCGGTACGACCAAATTGGTATTGTAGTATGCAGGCACATCAAAGTCACTCATATCACCAGCATATGAATCTTGCCCGTTGTACAACAAGTTAAATTCACGTATCTGCACATGATATGGTTTGACTTCTTTAATATAATCCAACACAAACTCTTGATTGTCCTTTCGATAATTTTGGAACGGTTCTAGATTACGAATTCGGTGATCAACGTCAATCAATGATGTTTTGACCAACCATTCTGGGGCCGAAAACTCACTTAATACAAAATTAAACATCAACATCAATGATTTGTTGCGTTCAATTAATAATTCTCCCACGAACAATTCTTCGTTAATGGCTTGAATAATTTTTCGTGTTTCAATCACAGGTTCTTGATCAAAGTATTGTGCATCAAATACTTCAACATCAAACCCAAATCGTCCTAGAGAATAGTTGTATAGTTCTGCAGAAAGTTCAATGGTACCACTTTCTAGTCCAACTCGTTCCCATCTTATATCAGTGAGCAAATAAATTTCAAATTTGCCTTGAGCATTGGCAGTGACTCGCACACTTGATCCCACAGCCAGCGACAACGTGGCCAATGCACTGTAGTTAGGAACTTCCGCAATCACAGCAGTGCTGGAATTGTACCCAGGCAAGTACCAATTGATGTAACTCCAATATCTCTTGGTATCGTAGTTTTGCACCTGAATCAATGCCAATTCTCTCACAGCAGACAACACACCTTGGCCGTATTGAACCACATAAATGGTCCATAACCCGTTGTTGAGACTGTCACTGACCACTAGGTATTTGTAGCCAAGTGGCACAATATCAATGTTTTGGAATCCCAGGATTTCTAAATTTGCCACTCGCAAATTCCAATTGACCTGCGAGCCAGTGGACGATGATGGTTCTGATTCACTGCTGTTTAACAAGGTAAAATTCTTGTTTTCTGCCATTGGATACCGAGCAAACACAGTATTTGCACGAGTGATATAATTTTTCAATGCTTCATATCGATCCACAAACATACTTTGTCTTGGGCGGAACTGCACCCCATAACGTTCTGCTGGATTTAAGTTTGGATCTGGCACAATATTACCAGCAGTGTCGATGCCGCACAAACTGTCTTGCAACTTGCGATAGAGATTATTGCTTAAAAATCCGTCTGCTTTGTCTTGTGCAATCAGTTCGTATTCCACATGAACATTGCTGTCAGTATATTCTTGATCAAATTCAATATTAATAATGGTATCTGATGCTTGAATTACATCGGTAGCATTGTATATTGCAACTGTACTGGCGTTGACTGGTGCAATATATGGTATACCTGAAGCTTTGGGATTTTCAATATAGTTGGCCACTGTTTGTGCGGCCAGTGTTTTTCCTTGCTTGCTAGATACCGTGAGCAGTCCTCGCACCCAGAAATAATAATATGTATTAAACACTCCGTCAATTCCCAATTGAGAATTCACTGTGTATGACAATATGTTCTGCGGAGTACCTGGACCAGTATACAGGCCTGGTGGCACAGCTGATTGTATCCATTGATACATGTCAATTGAACTGCCCGGAAACACTTGCCCCCATCGGCGACTGGCATACACAATATCATCTTGATTGGGATCAATGAATCGCACCATGCTGATGTTCCACCATATTTCTCCCACATGTTCAGCAGTCCATCTATTACCAGTGCTGCTGTTTGATCCCACATTGTATGCTGCTGGATCAATGCCACTGATATAATCAATATTTTGTCTGGCAGCCCCTAATATTTTTCCTTGCAATGGATCAAAGAAATCAAACTGCTCAGTTCTTGCCGATGTCAATCGATCATACATAAACACAGAATTCAACAATCTAATGTCAACCACTGGTTGTTGAACTCTAATTGGCACCCAGGCAGGCGTTCTTGTGGGATTCTCAGACACAAACACACGACCATAATTGGATCCTGAACTGTCATCGGCAGTTGCGTCATTGCCCGGTGCACCCACCATGAGCACTCCATCCACATAACTTACTGCTGTGCCATATGTGTCATAGGGATATATGTTTGTGTCGTATATTTGCAATCCAAATGCAAACATACCTGGATTGCTGACACTTTCGTCGGCACTGTGCAAATAATCATATGTGTAAACTGCACCACTCTGCGTGACAATAGAGAAAAATATTGTGCTCTTGTCATCAAAGAATGTGGTGTCGTCATCAAACTCAGTAACTGAATACAGTGTGCCGCGTGGTGCACCAACAACCAAATTAGCAGCAGTGTCATTGATACTGATGCTTGATCCAAACCCGGCAAAATCCACAGGATATGGACTGTATATACTTTGAGTATATACAAATGTATCAAACCCTAAATCTTCAAATGTTGTGCCAATGCTGCCAGGTGCAACTTGTAGTTTGTTGCCTGGCGCAGCTGAATCAAAATTTGTCACTCTAATGGTCAATAGGCCAGCACTTGCAGTGGCTGTGACATTTGGCACAGCAGCATTTATTGCAGCAGCCAACCCGGTTATATTTTGATTGGGAGCAACAGGCACAGCAACATCAATATTGTTCACTCGGATTGTATCACCATTGTCCAACACAGGATCGACCACGGTGCTGGTTATGATGCCATATACTCTACTTTGATTCACGCTGCGTTGCACCAATCCTGACTTCCATCCATCTGTGCTATCCTGTGGGGCGCCAACATACAAACTGCAATTGTAAATACAGATGTCAACTGACTGGCCAAAGTTAGTAAATTCTGTCACTGTATCTTTGTTAATTTGTTGCATCTGCGAGAATTGATTGGTTTCAATCTCTATCACATCACCAACTTGTAAATCTGAATTAATTGTGACATTATTACCACTCACTGTGAAACTGTCCGGGGCATTAATCACTGTATTGGTTTGATTGATCAAAAATACATTGTTCACAATAACACTAACCGGTTCAGCCACAGTTCCTAGCACAGTAAATGTAGTAGAACTTGGGTCAGATCCGTATATAAATCGTTGAACATTTCTATCAAACACATACACACTGCCGGCATCCACATTGCCGTCGATATCTTCGTCTTTGCACCCAATTAGTACTTGACGTCCATCAGTTGTTGTTGTTATGCTATGACCAAATCGGGCATCCACTGCTAGGCCAGACACAGTCAATGTGTCAACATATTCGTAGTAGGCCTTGGCTTGAATTGTAATCAGTGTGCCAGCCGCTGGATAAGTGGTGGCATTTATAGGAGTTGTACCATCAGGCAGAACAAATGTCAGGTCAAGATCTGCTATTGAGCTGGAGTCAGCATCAAAATCATAATCTAATATTGGACGATATAATACTCCATCCACATATACTGAGAATGAGTATATGTCAGTGGCAGTGAAGAAATATTCATTCAACGAGAATGCTGATATTAGACTGCCTGGAGAGTACGCAATGGTGAATGTTGCCACTGATCCGCCGGGACCAATGCTGGCCACAGTGAGTACTAAATTGGCAGTACCTCCAAATTTACTAGATGCAAATGTTATGGTGTTTGCCACAGCATATCCACTGCCGCCGGAAGTCACACCAACTTCACCATAGGTGGCTCCGGGTTGGCCAACTTGGTTGCGTTGTCTATAGATGGTAAATTCAGCACCGCTGCCGCCGCCTGACGTGGTGGTTTGAGTTACATTATAATAATAATCAGCGTCAATATTCTTCTTGCTAATTCTAGCAATATTAATCACGGCTGCTGCTGCTGGCGCTGTGGTAAATGTTACTGACGATAAATCACCAGCCACAGTGTAGTCAACATTTATTATTTGGCTGGCTCCGTCTATAGTAACATTCAGTTGGGTGCTCTGGCCAATTTGTATAGTGTTGGCTATGTTGTATGTTGTTGTGATGCCGTCGCCGGCTGCTCGGACATATTGATTTTGCCAATCCACTTGTCCATACGCATATACTTTGTTTGCGCCCGGTGCTCCAATGTACAGCCATCGTTCGTCACTGCTGACTGCTACGCTATATCCAAATTCACCTGCCACCACAGTGTTAGGCAGTTCTGGCGGCACCAACAACTGCCATTGCACATAAGGAATTGATCCCGGTGCTCCTAACACTGGGTCTCTAAAGATAACTGCGGCATATCCAACATCAGATTGACCGGCGGGACCTAAACTTTTACTGGCTCCGGCAGCAGCCCAGGATTGATTGCCAAAATCCACAGCATTACCATATCCGCGAACACCGCTGATATCCAATGTCAACACAGCATCCCCAACAATTGGACTTACTGGTGCATACTGATCAGCATAATTTTTAACATAAACATACACGCCGCCTTTTTCTGAGCCTGTGGGGAATCCGTATCGTGGACTGCCAACCAAGGCAGCAAATCGGTTTCTGGCCTGGGCAACACTTTGACCGTATTGTTCAGTGGCATCTAATAGTTCGGGGGCCAGCTCAATCACATCAGTGAACTGATTTTGTTTTTCTAAAACTGTCCACAAGCCGTCGCCATCATTGTCTACCCAGACTCTGGCACCAGTTTGTATGTCATTGGTATAAGGAAGATCCACAATATCACTAGCTTGCGACACTCGTTGCGTTTGCAGAATAAATCCAATACCTGTTCCGGTGACCACAGTCTGTTGTCCGGCCACAAACGAATACGCTATGGTAATTCGATTCACAGTGTCAATGGTCAACACACGATATATTCCATCAACATTCATGCTGAATTGTTTGATTATCAATCGTTGTCCCACAGTCAAGTTGTGTGGTTTGGTAAAGTTTACAATACTTGTGCCGTCGAGATTGTCACAGATATGGTCAATGAACCCTGGTATACTGACACAACGATAGATATCCCAATCATAGTTGTTGACTTTTGCCACCCACACCGTGGCTCCAACTTGTACTGCATTCAAATTGGCAGCAATGGTACTGCGGGCACCCAAGTCAAATGTTGTGATATCTGCATCTTCCAAATTCACATAGCCGGCTGTGGGCAACGCAATATCAGTTACCTGTGTCAGAGTGGTAGGTAAAAATTGTGTGGACGACAATTTATAGCTTTGTTTCCAAACATCCGACAACAAAATGGTTTGATCTGCTTGACTTGTTTGCAATGGCTGTATCACTTGAACCAAACCGGGATTGGAACTTAGCAAAGCACGATCTAATCTCAATTCAACAAAACTGCGATTGGCATTTGCCCCGTATACTGCACGTTGTACTGCCCAATTTTCATAAATGTCATAGTCGGCAGATTCTTTGCCTAGATTGGCCTGACTCAGTAGTTCTGCAGATAAAATTGTGCCTTTGCTACCTAGGAATTGTGAATACACATTTACCTGACTCACATCGTCAAGGTTTAATGCTGCCATGTATTCTCGTGGCCTAAATCCAATCAGCCCATAACTTAATATGTCGTTGTCGTTTTCCAAATTGGCAGTGTTAACACTGTATGAGTTTTGCAATTGATTGGCTTTGTTGGCAATATTAGGCAACAACCCCAACTCAATTTGTGAGTAATCACTCTTGACCCATTGATTGAAATCAAATTTTGCTGATGGGTTGACAATTGTCAGCGCCGACCAGTATTGATTTTTATATTTGACAATCTGTCCTTTGGTATATTTTTTAAGACCAGTCCATTCTTCAACATTGTCTTGATTGAGAATAAAACCTTGTGCATCCACAGTTCCATTCTACTCAGTGGTTGTGGTTCCTGTAAAGGACAATCTGCTTTGCCGAGCCCCGGTGATAGGTTGATATATCAAATCGCCAAACACACTCTTATTGTTCAACACAATCATGTGTTCAAAATTGGTAAATCGCAAATCAGCAAAACTTAAACTTTGATCAGTCAGTGGTTGTAACACCATGGTATTATCAAGACGAACAATATTGATATTGCGAGTTGCCAATTCTTTTTTGTTTTGATCTAGCAAAACATTTTCGCTTGTTTGTGCAACCACACTGTCTACCACAGCCCCTGGTTTGGTTATGGTCAATGCGCCAGCCAGTGGATTCAAGTTGATCAATGAATTTATACCCCACCCTTGTTGACTCCAATATAAAAATTCACCAACCATCTGATTCCAGTCCAGTTGATATCCATTCATACGATCAGTAAATTCCAACCCTTGTTCACTCAACAGTTGTCCATAACTCAATAAAAAATCTGCCACACTGGTTTGATTGGTAAACACATATCCATACGGCACAGTGGCTACGTTTTGAGTGTAGACGGTGGGCACACGAATAGTAACGTCTCCCACTGTGTATGGTTTCAGTCGGCCAGTCAACTGACTTACTAGTGTGTTAAAATAAGGTTGGGTGGTTGAATATCCATATACTGTATAGCCGCCTTGCACTTGCTGTATCACCACCGAGCTGTAAATTACTCGATCAAACGGTTGATTTTTATACAACAGTAGATCATAACTTTCGTCGGGAATTTGCAACGTGGAGTTCACACTGTTAGGGCTGGACTTTTCAGTATAAAGTTTGATATATTGTTTGTCAGAAAAAGATGCCAGTCGATAGCATAATCTCACATCAATGCTGGACAGGGCAGCAGTGAGATTTTGAGTGCTATCAAGCCCCGAAACTCTGTTGTAATCCACAATCCAATTGACATAACTGGCCTTGCTTGTGCCATTGCCGTACACTTCAATACCATTGGCATCCAATCGATAGCGATTGTTGTATAAGTATTGACCAAATTCTGATTGATAACGATACAGGTCCCGGTCTGCAAACAATGTGTAAAATTTAGCCGGCACAGTCAGCGCCAACAATTTCATTGCTGCAAACGGATATGCACTGCTATTCCACCAAGACGACTCAACTGGGCTGCCATCTCCCACAGCCCAACTTTTCTGAAAAGTGGTGTCATTGTAATTGCCAACCACACAGTTGAACGGGCTTAGTAAATTGCCTTGTGAGTCCACAGGAATTACCTGACTCAATCCAGGTCGAACATATGCTGGTAGTACATAACTGCCAGCAGGGTCTGCTACAATTCCTGCTTCAAGATCATCCCACAGTACAAGGTTATCGCTGGTATACGGAGCGGCACCATATACAGTTTGCCACCAAGTGGGTTCAATTGCAAATCCCAACATTTCCCAAGGGGTGGCTGCTGGATCCTGTGTGTCATAAAAATATCTATAGATGCCGCGCCAGGCACCTATCAAATTTTGTGTTGTTGTTAATTTATTTTGACTTCCGCTGTAATTCCAAGAGAATTCATTGTTTGCTTTGTAACTTTGTGTGTTGAAATCTAATTTGTTCCATCCAACATAACTTAAAAAATCTGTGTTCAAAATAGCATTGACTTCTGCCGAGGTATATCCAGTGTCACGAAATTGTCCGGGAATAACGTCAGCCACGTTGATTGGCACTGGATTGCCATCTAATTTTAGATTGTTATAAATTCTCGTTTCAAATTCCAGCAGCACCTGATCTCTCACATCATCAAACACTGGAGTTTGGCTACCATCGTGCCCCACAATAACCCCAGTGTTCCCTGTGGTAGTTTTTACCAATCGAATCTCTGGCAGAAACGCTGGGTACAACCCCAGTTTGGTTGGAGTGTTGGGAACAAAATTACCATAGGTGGCAGAAAATTCCTGGATGGTAATGACATTGCCCACTGCCAATACTGTGGATATTGTGATACGTGGACCATCTGTTGCCACCACATAGTCAATCCCTCGAGTCAGTAGCACTTCTCCTTTGTATACCAGCAGTCCAAGATAGTTGGCAGAAGTATAGTTATATGTTTGCACAGTGTCAAACACATTGGTGGTGATCAAACTCACTGTGTATTTGGTTTGAGTGTAAACTGATCCGGAGGGCAGCATATCTGACCAATAGAATGGATTGGTCTCGGTCCGGCCACTGGTTATATTAGCAGTTGCCAGTGTTAAAATTTCTGCTGGGGTTTCGTAGTTTTGCAAACTTAATGTGGTAATTTCGTTCAACATTAAATTTTTAAACTTTTGATATTCTCTTGCATTGTATTGCAAGCTGGCAAAGATATTATAGTCTTTGCTGCGATTGAAGTATCCAGCCAATGTCAATGGCGCACTTTGTTGTAAAATAATCAGCCCGTATGGGCCAATGTTTCCGAGATCTCTGGTATTGTTAGCACCATTTACTGGCCCATTCAGCAAGATTAAATTTTCGCATATACTTTCGTAATGTGTGCGAATGGTACCCAACGTGAACTGATCAGAATTGCCATTCAGTGGATTATTTTCTAAATTGATGGGCACTTGATAAAATGCCACTTGACTGGTTTGATCACTCAGCGCCAGCACTTCAATTATGTCATCTAGAGCATAGGTGTTGTCCAGCGTGATTGTGGTAGTGTCTGATCCAGTTTGTACAACATAGGTGCCTGGGTCTTTAAACTTGCTGCCAACATATATTTTGACTGCTGGTACAATACCATCACTTTGCGATTGTATGTCCAGTTTTAATGGCTGGCCATCATATATGAATTTAAACTGTTGTCGAATCTGTGATGCTGTTGCAGCAGTATTCCATCCCAACTGTTGATTGTAGATTGTTCTAGTTGTGTATTCTCTTGCAAATCCTGAACTTATGTTTTCTGACGTGCTGACATTGTCACGCACATACAAAAATGTATCTTTATACATGTTATTTTCAAACACAATATCGCCAACATTATTTAGATTGAGATATTGCAACGGGAATTGCAATACAGTATCTAGTATGCCAGTGGTGCCTTGTGCATATGAAAACAACTTGCTGCCAACAAATGTACTCGACGGATATGTAACAGCATTACCAAAACTCACTTCGTCTGAGTTGTACACATTGAACAACGGTGCTTGTTGTATTTTTGTTTTGAGTTGTGCTTGGATCCAGTCGATTCCGTCATACCAAAATGTCAATCCCACCAAGGTACTGCCGTCGAGGCACACAGTGCTTTGATCGTATGATATATCACCATCTTGTGCCAGTATTAAATTGATGATTGGTTGTGCAATCAATGGAGGTATTGAGTCTGGCACAACAAAAGTAACTGACCAAATTTTGTTACGAACATTTGCGTCTTCGTCGGCTGCAAAAATAACTCGACTGCCAGTGACTAATTCATAACCATCAACTGAATAACTGGTACTTCCTTCTACATTGCTAAATGCATCAGACTCTTCAAAATCAATCACATTGACTGGTTGCTTACCTTGAGTGCCCATATTATACAATCGTAGCCCGGCACGAAATTCAATAATAGGACGTTTTGCTCGATAGGTATTGTCAACAGTCACTTGAATGTTGTTGTATTCAGCTGTGGCATTGATAACATCAATATGAAACCACCGGTTACTGCGTGTCCAAGCGTTGAGGTCAGGGCTGGCCCGACTGATAGTCAAGTAGTCAGAGTTTTCGGGAATGGGCAAACTGCTGTCATTATTGTTGACCACATATGTTTCTGGAGTGATAAAATTTGTTACTGGAAGTAATTCAATAGCAGTGCCCACACCATTGATATAATATTCTTGGTTGTCGTAACTAGTGGGAGATACATCACCCACAAATTTAACTTTTAGACCATTGGAAAAGGCCACCCCATTGGGGCTGGTGTACGTTGTTTTGCCCAATATTTCTTCAATGTATAATGTAGAACTTTGGGTTTGTTCAATCAATCTAACTCGGCCAAATATTTCAGGATCAGTTCCGTCTTGATAATACAATGTATCTTGTGCTGCGGTCAACAATGGAATTTGTTCCAATATTCCTGTTGCATTTTTATACCAACTGGTACTGGCATATACATTTCCGTATAGAATAGAAAACTTTGTTAATGTTTCTATTGTAATTATTTCAGTCAGTTGGATATAGTCAACCCCGCTGACATTAATATAAGAAATTCTCCAACCATTTGGGGTGCCATCAAGCACAGATTTAAATATCAGTGTTCTTCCGTCAAGCGACGTTATCCCGTCTATGCCGCCGTATGTTGTTAAAAAAACTGCCACTTCGGCATTGTTAATCTGATCAAACGTTAAATCAGTAACTAAATCAATATTGCTAGTGCTGGGCAATTGATAATAAAAATCTTGTGCAGTTTTAACCGGCACATTAAATTCAATTGTGCCCAAGTCTTCGCCGTTGTTTGTAACTCCATACACATCACGCGAGCTGATGTTGGGTGTGGCCGGTAAGGTTCCAGAAATTCCAGGTGCAGCCTGAATCCAAAATCCAGGTCCTGTGCCGGGCGTACCATCTATCACAGTGATTTGTCCTTGCATGTTTGATTGGGTAGATGCTGCATAGTACAAAGTATCAGGAGCATCTTGCGGCACAACAAACGTTATTAGACCAGTGGCAGCACCATTATTGGTCACGCCCGAACTGTATATGTTGGTCAATCCAGTGGTGGGCAATGTTTTGATGTAAAAAGGATAAACTCCAGTGAGATTGATAGTAAACACATATGTATTGCCTCGAGTCAATGTCAACGTGGGGTTGTTGGCAAAATCAATTACATACGCACTGGTTCCCTGATTTGTCACGCGATAATTTACAGTTTCTTTGTCATTTTGTGCCACTTGAAAAGTATAGTTGCCACCACGCACTAACTCTATTGTGGGGTTATTTCCTTGCAAGTCTGACATGGTATAAACACCATTGGCACGATCGACCACAAACTCATTGGTCAATGGCACACCAGTGGCGTTTACCTCCACTGCATCTGGACCATTTGGCAACCAAAAATATTGACTAAAATTGATAAAGGTATCCCAATTGACAAACGGATCCCAAGTATAATATTCGCTGGCAAATAATCTATCTGGTCTAGTACTGTCGCCACCTTGATAATCAATACTATCTAGTAAACCAGGATAAGTGATTGCATCGTCAACAATGTCAGTATCTGGTTTGAGACTGATGATGCCCGGTTCCAGTTGATAAACAGTGCGAGCCACAGTTGGTTCAATCACGTATTTGTCATTTGGATCAACTCCAGGACCAACTGTGCGCCCAATAAATCCTTGAGTCTTTTTAAACTTGGGTTCTTGAATCAACTGGTCCAGAGTGGCTGCCAGGAACTGCTTGTTGACGTCGGTCTGAAAAATTTCAGGTAAAAAATCTACGCTGCGTATTTTGGCCATTAGATAACTCCGCTGCCTGGTGCTGTTCGTAGATTGGTACTGGTCAATGCGTCTATCACATCAATGTTGGTTATATCAGCTGCGTTGACAAAAATTTCATTGGGTTGAGACCTGATTTCATAAAGGTCTCCAAAACTTTTCTGAGTATCCAATGGCACCAACACCACTGAACTTATAATGGTTCCCAGTTGGCGGTGTAGATATGCTGCCAACTCTGAAAAATAAAATGTATCGCCAAAATTCCATTTGTCAATGGAAAAATAACTGTTCATTTCAGTTACCACACTGCTTTTGATTTCGCTGGTGCTGGCTGTGGAATTTTGTGCCTTGATGACCTTGATGGTTGCTTTCAATTGCTGTGCAGCCTTGGCCCCAAATAACGGTTTAAAATTTACAGAATTCAACACAATGTTGTCTGAAATCATTTTATAATCTTGTAACCCTTGATACGCTGTTGATAATTCGTCAATGGTTGGCGTATCAGGCTGTATCACTGTGCCGGTGGTGTCTCGTATCCAATTTTGATAGGCAGTATAATAACTCAGTGTGACCACATACAAGTCAATGATATTTGTGGTGCCTGGATCAATTCGATTGGTCAACGGAGAATTATGTCGATATTGAAAATACAACTGTTGACGACCAGATTGAGCAATCCATCCTGTTTGTTCAACCAAAGTTCTTGATCCGGTAATACTGACACTGAGCAAATAAAATGCATCATCGTCGTAGGTATAAAACACCTGTCCCGGTGACCATTCACTTTTTACCAATTCAAGATCATCAATGGTAGCATAGTCATAGTTGACCACGTCTTGTTCTACCAGCAGATATCTTTGGAGATTGTCAAAATCCACTGTTTGTTGGAAAAATACAAATGGGCCAGATGTGGAGGTTGTTCCCACAATGGTATCAAAGAAATCTGGATCGTCTGGGACCCCATCGTTGTCAGCATCTCGATAGCTGACCAACACTTGAAAGTCATCCACGTATCCGTCAGACTCCACCGGCTGACCAATAATATTCATATACACATCACCTTCCAATGGCAACGTACTATTGGGTTTGGTGTTCATGGCCAACACATTGATAAAGTCTTTGATCACTGTGCCGGTGCGACTGTCGTATACCAATTGATCATCGTAAAAGAAAAATCTTGTTTGCAACACACTACCAAAGTAATAGGCAAGTCCGCGAAAAGTCACAGTGTAGTTTTGATTTTGCACTACAAATTGTGCCAGCCAACTGGCATCAGAATTTATGCCACTGGTATTGCCGGCAGCGCCCGGTGTTGTTTGACTCCAGTCAGCCGATGTGTCAAGATTGGTACTGGTAATCAAGTACCAATTGCCAATAGTGCCGGTGATTGTTCCTAAACTGTCATAACCCAATCCAAAATTGCGAAACAATAGCATTTGTTCGGCTATCTGTTGTTCTAAAATTGTTGGCAAATCTGTAACAAACAGTGGTATAATTTCTTGTACCACTGCACCAGTGGGCACAAAATTGTTGATGGTAATTGGTCCCGACCCTGACAACAAATTACCAACACCGCCATTGTAGCCATCACCTATGATGGCCTGTGCCGCCGCCCAAATCTCTGTGCGTTCGTCAGGCTTGCTGGGAGTTCCAGGTTGCAATTTGTTATTACGGTCAAAATAGTATGTGACACCATTTATTGTGGGCGCAACAAACTGTATTAAACTTCCCACTTGTACATATTTAAAATCGCTAGTGGTGCTGGTTCCAACTGGTATTGGTGTTCCATTGGGCCAGGTGGCCGAGACTATTGCATTTCTAAAATAGCCTGTGGTTTCGTTGGCTAGAGTTGTGCTTTGATTCCAGGTGCTGAGAGCAGTGGTACCAGTGTTTATGGTAACTCTGGGAAAATTTGCATAATAAAACTGCTTCATTGTGGCTTGATCCAACTGCGGTTGTGCAGTGTTGGTCACAAAGTCTGCAATATCATTGCGATTGATGTAGGTGAATAACTCAGTTGGAAGAATATTTTGTTCCCACACAGCACCATCACTGCTGAATGTGTTGGTTGAACTGTATTTGCCGGTGTTGTCAACTAGATCAAGGTATCTACTGGTACCAATTGAACTGCGATTCAATGCCTTTGATTTCACAATAGAATTGTATTCAGTATACGGAAACAAATTGTAGTCTTCGCCGTTGACCATGCGATTTTGTGTGTAATAACGAGCTGGCGCACGTTGTTTGATTGCATCAATTGACTCACGTGCTTGTGAATTGGTCACTGGTTGAGTAATACCACATGTGAACGTAATGGTTTGAAGATTACCATTGCGGTCAGTATAACTGATTGGAATGGCCACGTTTTGCATGTCCGCTGGATTGATAATATACTGAAGACCATTTGATGCACGAGTGTAACATCTAAAAATGCCTGTTGGGATTTCAGAAAACACTCCGTCACCAAATACCAATGTTATTTGATCATTACTTCTGCTGGTAGTGCTGTAGATAGGTCGCAGAGCCACTGTTTGTTCAGCTGCTGCGGCATACACGCTTTGTACATATGTCCATTCACGATTGATATTGCCCAGATTATCCAACTGAAACACCCATCTATCTGTGTTGTTTACCCCGTCAACATTGATGTTCACTGTGCGATTGCTAATGCGTTCGGCCAGATTAAAATCAGTATTGGTCAGTATGCCTTGTTTGAACAAAAAGAAATAGCCTGTGTTTGCAGAACTAAACCCCAACTGATCACTGCGAAACAACACGTTAAATGCTGTGCTAGGTACTGGACTGGGTTCGTACACGTAATCTCTACCTATACTGGTGGCAGTTACTGCTTCAAACGGCATGTTCACACCGTCAATGGTGGCTGCATAAGGAATTACTGGTAAAAATCCTGGAACTAGATTCACTGCATATTCTTCAGTCCGCACACCCAAAATAGTTTGCCGGTTTCCTGGACGACCAACCCGTTGAGTATCTACTAATGCAGCATTTATAATGGCTGTGAATTGTTCTTGCCAGTCTGGATTGGTGGGATCTGCCCAATTTACTGTGACGTTGGATAAATTTACACCATTGTAGTCCACAACATTTTCGGTTGTGGTCACGTCAAATACCTTGAGCATGCCTTCGGCCGCAGTGTTGCGTTTGGCAGTATAACTCACTAGATTGGCCAAACGTACTACTGAATCTCTACGTTCAGCAGTGTCAAGATAATTTTCTCTGGTGTTTAAGTCTGTGCGGAATGCCAGTGCTTGTCCCATGAACGCCATGACATCAAGCAAGGCAATAAATTCACTTGATTCTATATAATCATTGAATGTCTCAGGATAGTACAATCGTAGATAATCAACAAAACTCTTGCGTAGCGTTTCAAAATCATAACTTTGAAAGTCTGCTTCTCTATACGTTTGATAGATCTGCTTCCAATCCTCCACACCAAAGATTGCTGTTTGTCTAGTGGTTGTTGCCATTATTATATAACCCTGTTGTCATTAGAAGTATTTATGGTTAATAAAAACGGCGTACTTATTGATATGAAGCTTTGCGTTGTTGCTGATCAAAGAAAATACTCAATAGTTCAGCATTTTGAGATGGGATCACAGTGAGTGCTATTTGAATTAAAATTCCATTTTCCTGTGGATAGGCCTGTACATCACTCACAACCAGTCTAGGATCTCCGGCCACCACTCGTTGTATTTCAGCCTGCAATTGATTCTGAGTCTGTATCACCTGCGGTTCAAATACAAAATCCCAAATTGTAGTACCCACTTGTGGTCGGCCAGGCACCTGTCCTTGCCGTATGTTAAATGCATTCAATAGATCACGTTTGATCAAATCAAAATCAGTCAATGTAAAAGTTTTGTACTGATCGATGGTGTTGAAGCCGATGAATGTTGCCATGCTGATATTTATACCAACAGATTATGCCAGGTATCGTTGAATATTTGCAATATCAGTTGCAATTAATTCTAATAATAATGTTGTATTGGCAATTGCCTGGTCAACTTTGGTAACAAACGCCGGTGCACTGCTGATCATTTTTAGATTGCCAAATTCAGTTTGAATCCTGGTAATATCTGCTGTCAATGCGTTTAGTTTGGCCTGTCTAATTTCTGCATTTTCTACAGTTATACTTTCATTGAAAATATTGTTTGTTTTTGTTTCTGCAGTTGCTGCCTGTTGACTGAGATTTTTAAATGCTAACTCTGCCACACTGTCAAACGAGATGCCTCCAAAATTTAATTTTGGTATTTTTTCATTGCCCACCACGCGGCTGACCGCAGCAGTCAATGTGGCTCGATCCACAGTGTTGGTAGGGTTGCTTACCGGTTGTTGATTGAGAGATGCTTGACTGATTTTTTCATTCACTAGATTGACTGCAAATGCAGAATCTTTGGCTGTTTGCGTGTATTGTGTGGCTGTGCCTTGTGGCAGTTGTGCTATTTTGCCTTGAGCCCAGTTCAATGTGCCTGTGACATCTTGACTGGCGTTCAGTGCCACTCCACTCAACAATTGTGATGGCAATTTGTCTACTGGCAGTCCTAGTCCGTTGAGTTGTGTGACTCCTTTGGCCATCAATCCCTGTTGAATACTGCTCTGTGCCGATGGATTGTTCAGCAAGTTTTCAACTTGATTTATACCATTCTTGCCAGTCCATACCGACGGGCTGGCCAACACATTGGTCAAGGCATTTTGCCCGCTGGCTAGATATTTGGCTGCTGTGCCTGGTTTGACATATCCAGCAGTTTCCAGCTGCGTGGCGTCCATTCCAAAATTTCCTATACTGCTGGTGTTGCTCATCACATGTGACGGTTGATTTACCAATTTACTAAGTTGAGCCAGACTGCCAGTCACTTGATCTGGGGTCAATTTGCCTATACTTGCCACTGCTGGTATTGCTTTTACAAAATCAGCTGGATTGATACCATTGGTAACTGGTATTTTTACCACTGAAGATGTTATACCACTGATACCAGTAGGAATATTTGAAGTTGGTGCAATGGTGGACAGTGGGTTGTCGGTCACTGCTATGGCCGGTGCTGATTTTAGACCACCAGCAGCCTGAGTGAGCGAACTAAGCACATCCCCTGGTTTGAATCCAACCAGTCCACCAGTGTTAACTTGCTTTTCAAATATGGCCTGTGCTTGTTCTCTAGTCAGCGTGGCCGGACCATCTACTGTGAATTGCTTTGCATTGCCGTCTTGGTCTCTGCCGCCGCCAGATGCAGCAGGAATGGTAGTGTCCTCTGGCGGCCGTGGGCTGCCAATAGCAGCTAGCCCTGGCAGATTTCTGCGTTGCCGTTCAGAATTTATTTTATCCCACACCAGGGAATCTGTGCCAGTGTATGTTAATTTTTCGTCAGGAGTACTGGCATAGAAATTTGCCTCAATTGTCTCAGCTTGTTTACGGAATTGATCTATGTTGAATGAAAAAGATGCCATATTACACCGCGGTTATTACTACGCCCGGAGGCACCGGCACTGCGCCCGGAGGTGGCGGCGGCTTGCCTTGTTCAAGAGAGATTTTGACATCTACTCCTTTGTTGTGATAGGGATATGGTTCGTGAGTAGGAGCACGACTCACAATGCTTTCCAGTCCATCGGTAATGACTTTCCATCCTGTGCTGGTGTTAAATTCTGTGCTGTCAAATTTAGTTGTTATTAATGGCAGTGGTTGTTCAACTGAGTTTGCTTGTGGCCCATTGAGATCTATACCGCCTGCAGAAAATATCAATGTGCTACCGCCGTTCCAACTGCCAGTAGAACTGTCCAAGGCCAACGTACCATCTGACAGCACTGTGATAGCAGTTTTACTGTACAGTTGCAGAGTTTTTTGTGCTGTGGTAGTGAAATTTGCTCCAGATTCTATTACAGTATCTGCTAGAGATTTGATATTGATGTTGCGACCAGCTTGCATGTTGATATCTCTATCAGCCTGAAGATTTATATCACCTTGCGTGCGAAGGTTGACCGAGTTGGTGCTGAATATATCAACTGTGCCTTGTGCTCCAAACTCCAACCATGTTTGCCCATTGGCATGTGTGATGTAAAAAAAGTCTCCTGAATCACTCATGGTTATTTGATGGCCTTTGGCAGAGCGCAATCGAAATAATGCATTGTTGCCATCAATATTGCCATCGTCCATTACCAGAGTATGTCCTCCCATGCGTCCAATTATTTGCACATCTTTTGGTTTTAGACTGCCGTCGTTGATTTTACTACGAATGTCACTGGGGCTGGCACCACCTTGATATACTGCAATTCCCGGAGTGCTTATGCCAAACACTGCACTGGGGGATTCACGTTGACTGCTGCTGCCAATTGGCCCACGTTCGGTGTCGTTGATTAGTCCTTGTTGAAACATTGTGGCAGCCAGCACACTATGTACTGGTTTTGGCTGATCAAAAAATCGTGGATTGTTTGACACAGCAAGATTGGAATCATTTATTTCAGTCACGGGAGCCTGTGTGGCCTTGTCAAGGTATGCTTGTTGATTGATATTTTGCGTGACATAATTGGCAGCGGCGCCAATTGCTGGTATCATATGATTGATCCCTTGTTCCGGCACCACTCCAATGTAGTATCCCTGATCTCTATCGCCGTTGATGAATATACACACCACATCCACACCAACATCTGGTGTGGTAAACCACATGCCGTAGCTGTTGCGATTGCCAGGATATGTTCCGGCACCTTCGCTGGTTCCTGATTTTGGCGTGGCACCGTAAAAACTGGGAAGGTAATCCACTGTGGTCCACTTGCTGGTATCGTTCATGTCACCGTCGTTAAAATTGGTCAAGAACACTTGCAATCGACCGCTGCGCACAGGATCAATATTGTTCATCACGGTGCCCAAGAAGGGGCCGCCTTCAGATGGTACTCCTCCGCGATTTAATTTATAATTGCCGGGACGACCACGGCTTCTCTGAGTGTTTTCTGACATGAGTTATCCTGGACTGTTTACGGCGCCTTTTGCAGATATAAGATCTGGGCGGCCAGCACGCAACGCCAACATAGGATTTTCGTTAATATCCTTTTGCAGTTTGGCTATATCTCTTTGTGCAACGTCGTATTCCTCTTTTGTTGCTGGTCGCCCGTTGACCTGGTAACTGGCGTTTGAGGCGCCTGGTGCTAATTTAGTAGGACCTTTTACAGTAGGCACAGGCAATGGTTGACCATTTGTATCAGTGGCTGGCTTATTTTTCAAATTGCCCACGGTACCAGACGGGTTGCTGCTAGTACCAGAAGGTTTTGGGAGTACTGCCGGGGGTGCTGGAGCAATCCTGGTAGCAGCAGGTCTAGAACCTCGTGAATTGCCGGCTTCTGCCGTACGTGGATCTGCTGGTCTAGAACCTCGTGAATTGCCAGCTTCGCCTTGCTGAGTATTTGCTGTTGCCAGTCGAGTGGTACTAACTGATGGTCTTGCGGCGACGGCTGCAGTTGCTGCTCGGTCAGCTCGGGCAAAGTCTCCGGTTGTGCCGTTTGAAGCGGCCGCAGCCGCTGCCGGAGCCACTGTATTTTTTAAATTTTCTGTTGGATAATAATACAACAACCCATCAATTGTTTGTTCAAATTTTCCTTGACGGAATTCTGAAACACATTTGATAGCTTGATACACATAACTGTTGACCGGTTTTCTTTGTTTGTCCCCTGTACTGTATGGGTCAGCCAAACCAGTGTTTAAATTGTAGTCTTGTGGACGTTGCCATTCGATAGCAAACATCACCTGATTTGAATCAAAATTTATAGTACCGTCGGGTAAAAATCCGTCGGCTGCACCTGCCACTTGTTGCCCGATCACTCCAGTCACACTGCCTTGCTGTAGCCAGGCAGGGTCTCCTATAATTTTTATTTTTCCTAAGGCAAGGTCACTGGGACTGTATAGTCCTTCAGCAGCATTGGCCAAAATCTCGTTGGCGCTGCCCTCTGCTCCAGTACGACTTTCGCCGCTGGCTGCCTGATAAACATATTTGGTCAATTCTCGCATGCTGCTGGTGCGTTTTTTTCTCAGTTTATTTAACTCACTATTGCCAGGTTCACGGCCGCTGACTGTCATGTTATAAAGACTATTGAATGTGGCCTGATAATCCAATACCGCAATATTCTCTCCTGTGAACCAATATCTATACTCTTTGTGTATGCCTAAGAATTTTGGCATGGGAAAGTATTTGCTGTTGAAATTTTGAATCTGGTAAGGCGTCACTTTGTAATTGATTTTGTAGGCATAGTCATTGCGTTTTTGATCGTATTCGGTGGGAATACATTCCATGCTGATCAAATACCACCATATGTTGGCTTCTGTTGGTTGTTTCTGGTCTGTTTCGTTATCGTCCTGGGTGCCAGCTGCTACTTTAGCAGGATCTGGCTGTGTTTGTTCTGATTTTTGTATAGCAGCTTGATTGTATATGTAACTGCTGTTGCGTATGGCCAATTCGATAGCTTGTAAAATTTGTTGTCCTGCTGTGATACTAAAATTTCGTGTGGTACTGTCTGTGCGTGTTCGAGCAGGATCTTTACCTTTGGGATCAGTGGTAGCCGCCGGCGACATGGCAGTGGAACTTTTGTTTACCACAGCATCTGGTTTGGTAATTTTGCCGTCACCAATTTTTGGTGCTCCCGGAGGTCCTGGCGGAAATGCAATTGAATATTCATCTGCGTACTGATAAATTCCTTTTGCAACCAATTCTTGCTGAAATTTATTCATGGCTCCAATCAGCCCGGCCTTGATAGTTTTTTTTGGGGTGGGTGCGGCAGCGGCTTTGCTAGGCGCTGAGGCGTTGGCCAGTGCAGCTCGGTCAGCTCGAGCAAAGTCTCCGGTTGTGACTTTTGGAGCAGCATCATTCATTCTTCGATCATTGGCCGGTGCTGGGGAAGCTGCGTTATTGGGCAAAATTGCTCCATACGTAGTAGGACCATTCAACAATCCTGCCACATTTGAATCAGTCAGTTCAATGTCATATGGTATGGTACCACGAGCAGTACTACCTCCAGTTTGTTGTCCTATTGGAGCACATTCAAAATCATATGACACCAGTTTGTTGTTCACTTGCCAATTGATTTTTCTGATAAGGAATGGAATGTATTTTTCGCAGCAGGCCTTTGGGTCGCTCAGCCCTGCAGAGTCTTTGACTCCTGGTTTTACCATATTTCCATTTTGATCAAACCCATACCACCGAATAACCATGAGATATTGTGCCGAGGTGTAGTTCACTGCACCCGTGGCGTCAAGGGGTGCAAAATCTTGTACCGCTTCATACATTCTATCAAGTAATGTTATTCCGCCAGGCTCCATCACTGTGAATTTCATATCAGTGATCATGTGTGCTGCATTGGTTTGTGTGCCGGGGAACTGATTGTCAACGGTAACATTGTCGATGTAGAAATCATTGGGAAAAAATGGATTACGGCCAGCGTCTGGTGAATCAGCGCCGGGCGTCTCTTTTGCTGTGGCAGCAAATCCAATGCCTTCAGCTTCTAGATCAGCTTTGGTAGCAGCAGCCGCGGCGCCTAATGCACCCTGTGCTCCTCCTATATTGGTAGGTGCACCACCACTTTGAAACAGTAGATTGTAGCCATTTACATTGCGTTTCTTCAGTCCAATCAGTTGTCGGTATTGTGCAGGACTTGTTAGATAAACTGATACATTGTAAGTATAGCTGGGATATTGATCAAGTATATTGGGCTGTGGTGTGATCTTGACTGTTTTGTTGTAGCCGTTGTTGATATCTGTGGAAGTAATTGGCCCATGTGGATTTGTATAGTCTTCATCATCGAACGAGTTTCTAATTACTGTTGGTGCAGCAGGAGCAGGAGTTGCTGGTGCTGCTGGTGCTGCTGGTCCGCCTCCGGTATTCTTGGCAATCTTGCCCAAATTGTCGCCAGCTTTAACTGTATATGTTGAACCATCTGGCATTTTTAATTGTTGGCCAGATTTGATCAAGTTTGGATTAGCACCAATAACATCTTTGTTCAAATCGTAAATTTGTTTCCAAGTAACTGGGCCAGTTGGAGTAGGTG